GAGCGCCTCTTTCCAAAGAAGGCTGTCAATGTCGGGATTCGTCATGTGTTCTACCGCAACACGGAACCCGTGCGCTGCTTGTCACGCCACCGGTCGAAAGAAGGCTACTTTGCCGATGAGAGACGATTTATGAGCAATGATCATCACGCGGCCCGTCTTATGGTGATAGGCTCTCCGGTCGGATAATCGGAATTGACTGCATTTCGGATCGAAGCCTGGGGGCGACCGCCGGTAAGGTTCCAAAATACAAGATCTTATGCCAACTTCGGTCGGGCGCTCTGCGGCTGCCCCTCTCGCTGGCGGACCCGATTATACCTCAAAACAGGTTCTGGAAACCGGGCTTTGGGCACACTTCTGTCCAAGATCCGCTTTACATACCGTGTGCTAAGCGAATCACACTCCGTCCTCATCGGGTTTACGAGAAAGTGGAGATGTATGGCGCAAGCGGGACTGGCTCCCGAATTTGCTGACAAACGTGCCTCATTTTTATCCCAGCACTATCCGTGTCGTCTTTGACTTTACAATGCAGAACCTGGATACGAGAATCGGCCCAAGGAGGAAAACATGGAGTGGGATTTACTCACGCAGAACAGTTGTAACGGGCCGGAAGTCATCTCAGCTTTGCAGAAGCACATCCGGAGAGGAGAAGAGGTCGAGGCTTTGAAGTGTGCCTACGAACTGGTCCCCAAGTACGAAAAGTGGTTGTGGCGGCGATTAATCGTGATTGCCCTGGAGGATATCGGGCCGGCGAATCCTGATCTGCATGTCCAAGTGAGGGCTCTTAGAGATACCTACTTCGAATTCAGGCAGGAAGATAAGCGGGGATCGGAAGTCTTGGTTCTGTCGAACGTGATCCTGTTGATGTGCCGTTCACCGAAATCGAGAATTGGGGATGAGTTCGGCTGCTACTGCATGAAGCAATGGAAAGACGAGAGGGGCGTGCAGATTCCCGATTATGCTCTCGATGGTCACACAGCCAGAGGGAAGCAATTGGGGAGGGGCATGCCGTTCTTCCTGGAAGAGAGTGCAAAGCTCGTTCCGGAGCCTACCGATCACAATCCGTACAAGAAGCAAGCGGAAGAATACTGGCTCGGCGGTTTCAGAGGGGGCCCGGTAGGATCGCCGCTGGGAAAGAACGGCAAGGATAAGCCGCAGGGCGATCTCTTTTAAGGATCGGAATTCCAACATACAAACGTGAGGGCGCCAGGTTCGGCGCCCTTTTTGTTTTTTGGGGAGAGGTCGCACGCATTGCGACTCGACTGGTATGGCGAAGAAGAAAGCGATCTGGGTGGCTGATGCCGAATCACAGCGGGGCACTGAGAATCTCAGAGAGTCGAGGAGAGGAAAGAACCCGAACAGCCTTCGCAATCTTCGTAAGTGGAAACCCGGACAGTCCGGCAATCCGAAGGGAAGTGTTAAGAATGAACACAGCCTCACCTCCTTGCTTAGGAAAGAACTCGAAGCGATTTGCCCTGCCGACCAGAAAGGCCGTTCATGGAAGGAGTTGATTGTCGAGGCGATGATGCGGCTGGCGATCAAGGGAAACTCTACTGCCATCAATACGGTGTTCGAACGCATCGAAGGCAAGGTCAAAGATGAAGTCGACCACAGCGGAACTGTGAAGGTGGTCGAAATTCCCGCCACTGCAAAAGATGAAGAAGAGTGGGAAGCGGAGTGCAGGGCGGAATATGACAGACGGAATGCAACCGGCACCAGTGTGGCTGGCACAGCCGGGCCCCCAAAGGTGGCTTCTTAGTTCTCCGATAGATGAGGTGTTCTTCGGTGGCGCCCGGGGAGGTGGAAAAGCACAGCCTCTTGACGCCAAGGTGTTAACACCTTTCGGCTACAAAGCAATGGGCGAAATCGCCCTTGGGGATTGCATTTCAAACCCAGATGGGTCCAGCGCCAAGGTAGTTGGAGTATTCCCACAGGGAGTATGCGACCTTTACCGGCTGACATTCATTGATGGCGCTTCGACTGTTGCGAGCGCGGATCATCTCTGGCTGGCCTGGAAAACACACTGTAGGATCAAGGCTGATAGGCGCTACTTTCCTTTTGATGATGCCAGCAAGATAAAAGGCAAGCTCTACCGGACCTCCGATTTTATCGACGCGCTTGAGCGAGACGGCGTCAATGTCCTGATTCCATTGACAAAGCCGACTACTTTTACCGTTACAGATCGCAACGGTGGGCTCCCGGTTGACCCATGGGTGCTTGGAGCATTGTTGGGCGACGGTTGCCTTCGCAACGGCTATATCCGAATAACCTCAGCGGATCAGGAAATCGTTGATCGGATGCGCATTCTGTCCGGGGCCGTGGTTGAGCCGACCTGCAAAGGGTCTGAAATTGACTTTGTCATTAGATCCGAACAACTTGGATTCGAACTCGATAGACTTGGCGTCTACGGATGTACTGCTGACAAGAAATTCATTCCGAGGGCGTATCTCTACGGGTCTGGGGAAGCACGGTGGAAGTTAGTCCAAGGACTCTTTGATACGGATGGCTATGTTGACCGCCGAGGGCACTGCTCGTATACATCGGTTTCGCGTGAACTTGCCGACGGTGTTCAGTGGCTCTCAAGGAGTCTCGGATTCAAGGCGACGTTGACTACGGGCTCCGCTGGATATCGGGATGTCGACGGAAATTTTCACCAGTGCAAAGACGCGCACACCGTCTACCTTCAGGGGCAAAACACAAAGAACCTGTTTACCCTGAGCCGAAAACTGGACCGCTGCAGAGAATTTAACGGTGGCGTTTCGATTCCGGCGAGACGACTGATCTCTGTCAAGCCGATCGGCCCGGGTGAAGCGCAGTGCATTCAAGTCGATCATCCGAATGGGCTTTATATCACCGACGATTTCATCGTCACCCATAACACCGACGGGCTTCTTGGTGACTGGATCCGGCATGTAATCGAGAATGGTGGAAAGGCGAACGGCATCCTATTCAGGAAGCACTACAAGCAGTTCGAAGAGATCATCCGGCGGGGAAAGCAGATCTTCGTCCCCCTGGGTGCAAGGTGGGCGCCCGGGTCCTACTCGTTCATTTGGGGCCACGGCGCTCAGTTAAAGCTCAGGCACCTGGAGAAGGATGATGATGCCGAAGAGTACCAGGGCCATTCCTACAACTTCGCTGCGTTCGATGAATTGACGAACTGGGCTACGCCGAAGCCTCTGGACAAGATCAGGGCCACGCTCAGGTCCGCGGAAGGCGTCCGATGCGTCCTGAGATCCACGGGCAACCCTGGCGGCCCAGGCCACAACTGGGTCAAGGATCGGTACGTAAGCCCGGCGAAGCCTCTGACCAGGTTCTTTCACGAGACGGTTCTCGAAGACGGGACGGTCGCCAGGACCAAGAGAATCTATATTCCGTCTAAGCTCGACGACAACCCGGCTTTGACTCGCAGTGATCCGGACTACTGGCACCGGGTAGTTGAATCGGCGGCAGACAATGAAGCATTGCTGAAGGCGTGGCGATGGGGCATTTGGGACATCGTGGCCGGCGGCATGTTCGATGATCTGTGGAGACAGCAGGTTCATGTCGTCGAGCCGTTCATGGTGCCGCCGAGTTGGCGAGTCGACCGTTGCTTTGACTGGGGCAGCTCGCAGCCGTTCAGCGTCCAGTGGTGGGCTGAGAGTGACGGCACTTCCCTGCCGGGCGGGAAAAGTTATCCACCGAGAACCCTGTTTCAAGTCGCCGAATGGTATGGCTGGAATGGGAAGCCGAACGAAGGCTTGAGGATGGATGACGTGCAGATCGCGCGTCAGATTCTCCAGATTGAGGCCAATCTAAGGGGCACGATCCTGGAGCCTGGGACAACGATTCGCCCTGGTCCGGCGGATTTGCCGGACACGAAGAGAAACGGCGTCACGATCGAAGACGAGATGGCTCGCGTCGGTGTCAGATGGACGAAACCCGACAAGTCGAGCCGGGTGACAGGATGGAAGAACGTCCGCAAGATGCTGAGAGCGTCCCGGCAATCTCCGATGGAGGAGGCCGGGATGTTCGTGTTCAATACCTGCCGGCAATTTATTCGGACATTTCCTGTTCTTCCACGTGATGAACGGAATCCAGATGACGTTGACACGACCGCTGAAGATCATCCGGGCGACGTTTGCCGTTACCGCGTGCAGGAAGTCCGGCGTGAGGTGAAGGTGGTCAAACTCAAGGGGTTCTAATGGCGAGGCGATCCAAACTCCAGGCCGCAATCAACAAAGGGCAGTTCGACTCGTATGACATCGAACAGGTTTTCTGGATCGACTCGTCCGGCTGGGATGGCTGGCGCCCGAAGGAAATGGGACCAGCGCTGATGGACGAGTCGATGCTGTGCCGGTCGGTCGGCTATGTGATCGACGAAGACGAATTGCAGCTCGCACTGGTGGGAAGCGAAGCGGGCGAGACGTTCAATGATCGTCTCCACATCCCGAAGGTGGCGATCATTCATCGCCAGGTGCTCAGGAAGGCGGAGGAGGCCCTCGATGCCGGTTACGGACAATCACGCAAACTATGATGAGAATCGCGACTTTTGGAGCAGATGCCGGGATGTCGTCAATGGAACCGATGCTGTCAAGGCCGCCAAGGAAGCCTACCTGCCGAAGCTCGGCGGCCAGGATGATGATGGCTACGATTCCTACCGCGAGAGGGCTCCCTTCTATGGGGCAAGCGATCGGACCATTCAAGGCTTGGTCGGGTCCGTATTCCGCAAGCCGCCGAAGGTTGTGGCGCCCAGTGCGATCGAAGAGCATCTCGACGATGTGACCCTGATGGGCGAAAGCCTGGCGCAGTTCTCCCGGAAGTACCTGAAGGAGTTGCTGACAACTGGAAGATGCGGAATCCTGGTGGACATGCCGGAGGCTGATGAGAACCAGATCGCAGCGACCGAACCTCCGAGGCCGTACTGGGCTCGTTACCGTGCCGAAGACATCACCAATTGGCACACACGGCGGATCAACGGCAAGGTAACGCTGTCGATGGTCGTGCTTCACGAGACCGTCATCGAACCGGATCCGGTGGATGAGTTCGCCAGACTGCAGGTCGAACAGTATCGCGTTCTCTACCTTGACGCGCCAGGAAAGTACGCCGTCAACATCTGGAGGAAGGCTGAGACGAAGGAAAGCGAGCAGGATTCCTGGTACATCTTCAGCAGCCCGGCGCCTCAGATTGTAGGCGAGCCCCTCGACTTCATCCCGTTCGTATTCGACCCAGAATCAGGCAAGCCGCCGTTGCTGGACTTGGTGGACATGAACCTGTCCCACTACAGGACGATGGCAGACCTGGAGCACGGCAGGCATTACACGGCACTGCCGACCCCCTGGGTTGCCGGCTTCGATGTCACCAGGGATCTGACGATCGGATCGACGGTAGCCTGGGTTGCCACGGACTGCAACGCCAAGGCCGGCATGCTCGAGTTTACCGGCCAGGGCCTGGGGGCGTTGGAGCGGGCGGCTGATGAGAAAGAGAAGAAAATGGCTGCCCTGGGTGGCCGACTCCTGGAAACTCAGAAGGCTGCAGTCGAAGCCGCCGAAACTATCCGGATGAGAACTGCCGGCGAGCAGTCCATCCTGGCGGACATGGCCGATGTCGCAAGTCAAAACCTGACCACGGCTCTGCAATGGCATGCCGTCTGGATGCGAGCGGGCGAATCGCAAGTCAGCGTCCAGTTAAACAAGGACTTCGACAACGCCCGGATGACGCCCGAAGAATGCGCAAAGCTGACTCTCAGCTGGCAGGCGGGCGGGATGTCCTGGAAGACGTTGTACTACAACCTGGAACTGGGCGAATTGACACGTCCTGGAATCGACGCAGATCAGGAGCGCCTGGACATAGAATCGGAGCGTATTGACTTTGCTCCGCTGGATCCGACTACACAGAACGGCCCGGCACAAAAAGGCGTCGGCGCAACGTAGGACCGTCTCCTTTCCGGTCCTACTCGAAGGGTCACCTGGTGCAGCCTTCTTGCCCCGGTGCACGGGGGTCGCGCGGGTGGCCCTTTCCCTCATGGACGCCTTATTTGTCCGAACTTGAGCGGCCAGGATCAAGCACAATTCAAACGCCCAAAAGGTGTTGAAAGCAAACATATCCCGATCTATATTCAGCGCGAGGCGACCCTCACGACCGCGATCGCCGCTCTGTTGCCAGATTGCGAAGGCGGTCAGCCTCCTCACAAGTTGGACTAAATCCGACTGCGGCCGACCGCCGAAAGGCGCGGCGGCTGAGTGACAAACCGTCAAACCGAGAAAATCGTCAATGGGATATCAGCGCCCAACAAACCCGGTTCGTCTCACCAAGACACAGAAGCTTGCCTTATTGACAGAATACGCAGAGTACTACCGGGAGCTTGCCGCAGCCGATCCCCATGCGCTCAATCGCAAAGTGCCCCGGGAAGCGTTCGCGGAGATCCTCGATCGTGTGGGCGAGGTGCTGATCGAGGAGTCTGGCAAGCTGGCGAAGTCGGAAGGATCGGTTCGCCAATTCCTCGATGACAACACACTTCCTTCAGCAATGGCGGCGCTTCTTCCAGACGGGTTTCGCACGTTTTGCCTCGCACTCAACGCGCTCAAGCAGTGGGTGGCTGCGGAACAAGGGGCAACTGACCGCTACCTCATTGGTGGCGTCGCACGCCAGCTCTGTCGTGAGGCGGTAAAAACGTGCCTGGTCACAGGAGAACCGCTCGGGCCTGACGCGGAGTTGCATCATCCCGTGCGTGACGGCCGACCGCCCATTGCGCTAAGCAAAGGTGGCCACGCATCAATTGAGGAACAGGTCGCAACGGATGGCGACGACAACATCGGGCGCGCGCTAATATCGGTCCGGCATGAGCGGAATCGTTCGTGGGCGCATCTCCGCCGCGGTTGCCTCGACCTGCTCGTCAAACCAGTCCCCTGGCCCTCCAAAGCCAGTTCTGCGGACGCACGCGTGTTCGCGCGGAAGGCTGCCACAGATGCAAAGACCGGGTATGCCGAAATACTCATCTGGCTCGACGAGAGGGGCCTATAGCCGGTCTAACACAGCCGTCGGAACTGACGGCGTGACGAGCCGGAATGCTGTGTGGAGCGTTTCGCTTGCCCGCCGCAGCTCAACGGCATAGCGTTAGGGCTCTGAACGATGCAGAAGACAATTTCGGAGCAGGTCTTTGAGGAATTCTGTGCGCGTAGGGGCATTCGCTGTCTGCGCGTCCCTGAGGGCCAGACCCCAACCCCAGACTATGTGATCGAATGCGGAAGCGCGCGCATTGTGGTCGAAGTGAAAGAGATTACTCCAAACAAAGAAGAGCGGGAGTCCGACCACCTCCTCAAGACACGGGGCTACGGGGACGGGCTAACCACTACGCCAGGTGAGCGGCTTCGGAAAAAGATCTCCGACTGTTCGGCGCAGATCAAGGCGCGCGCGGAAGGTATACATCCGAGCCTACTTGTTGTCTTCGACCGAGGACGAGTGGCTGGGCATATTGATCCCTACAACATTCGGGTCGCAATGTACGGCCTTGAGCAGATCTATCTTGCCGTACCGCCAATTGGAGCGGGTTCACCGTATGCAACTGGCATGGGGTACGGTCCGAAAAGAAAGATGACCCCAGAGGACAACACTTCGATAAGTGCGATCGGCGCTCTGTTCATGACTGGGCCCGAAGAAACATGGCTTCACGTGTACCACAATAGATTCGCACGCGTGCCGCTGGCGCCTGCGTTACTTGGTCAGTACAACATCGAGCAGTTCGAGCTTGGCGAGGAAGAGAATGGTGCAACCTCGAAATGGCGAGCAATCCCTCGCACCCACGAGCCCTAAGAGCATGTAGGTTTGTCATAGCGCAGCAGGTTCTTGCCGATGACAGGCTGATCTGCCAAGGGTAGAAATAGTAACGAGGGTGTCACCGAAAAGTGGCGCCCTTTATTATTTGAGGGGGGCAATGGCGATGCCGCTGGAAAACACAGATGCCATCCTGCGGTTCGCCGCAGCTAAGGAACGCAAGATCGTGGCGGATCTCGCCGACGTGCTGAGTTCGTTGGTCGATGATCCTGCCGTAATCAGAAATATTAAGGCTGCCATGCTGCGGAACGACCTGGCCGGCGCACTCCGGGCTGTGCCACTCGACAAGCTGCCCAAGGCCCTCAAGAGTACAATCTCTGGACACATCCGGGACACGTTTGAGAAAGCGGCAGACCTCGCACCGTTGCCCAAAGCCGTGGCCGTCTCGATGCGGTTCGATGTCACCAACCCGCGTGCAGTCGAATACATCAGCACCATGACCATGAATGCGGCGCTCCAGATTCAGCAGGATGCGGTCGAAGGGGTGAGAGAGATCATCCGCAGGGCATTTGTGGAAGGGATGCACCCCTACGAGGCCGCCCGGGAGATCAAAAACCTGATCGGACTTACACCGAACCAGGTAAAGGCAATTGCGAACTATAGCAATTTCCTGGATTCGATGGGCGAAAGGGAATCGCTGATAGGCATCGGCCAGGGAGCAATGGACCGGCTGAAGCGATCCGGAGTGAGGGGCGTGAAGTCCCTGGCGCTGACTCCCGAGAAAAAGCAGGAACTCCTGGGGAAGTACACCGCTAGGCTGATCAAAGAACGGGCGATAGGGATCGCCAGAACCCTCACGATCGAGGCATCGAACGCAGGCCAGAATGAACTGTGGCGGCAAGCCGAAGATGACGGCCTGATTGATTCAAGGCTCTGGCAGAAGGTCTGGATTGCGGCGCACGATGAGAGGACCTGCCCCCTCTG